GGAAAATAAAAAAATAGACTCTCGTGCGAGCCAAACAAAAGTTAAACAACAGAAAAAAGTTTGGACTCCACCATCATCTTTAGATGCACCACCTGCACCGGATGGTTTTAAACATAGGTGGATAAGAGCTGAATCGATGGGATTTGATGATACATCGAACATGTCAGCTAAGTTAAGATCAGGATTTGAGTTAGTGAGAGCTGACGAGTATTCAGAGATTGACTATCCAACTATTCAAGACGGTAAATACAAGGGGGTGATCGGAGTTGGCGGCCTTTTGCTGGCAAGGATACCTGACGAAATTGTTGAAGCGCGCAGAGAGTATTTTGAACAACAAACTCAAGACCGAAACGACGCGATTGATAATGATTTAATGAAGGAGCAGCATCCAAGTATGCCGATCAATAATGATCGACAGACTCGTGTAACCTTCGGTGGTACAAAGAAAAGTTAATTTTTTAACAATTCTTAGCCAACGAATAAATTAAATCGTCTACCTCGGTAGACAAAAGGAGATAAACATGGCTAATAAAGACGCGGCGTTCGGTTTCAAACCTACAAGACATCTTACAGGTGGACAAATCAGAACAGAAGAGTACGCTATAGCAGCAAACCACGGGACATCAATTTTCAATGGTCAAGTGGTTGAAGCAGTAGCGGCAGGTGGCATAGAGCAAGCAGCAGCTGGAGACGTTCAATCAATTGGAGTTTTCGGTGGTTGTTTCTTTACTGACCCATCAACAAGTAAACCGACATTTAAAGCTTTCTATCCTGCAAGCACAAACGCTTCAGATATAGTAGCTTCAGTGTTCGTGGATCCTTATATCGTTTATGAAGCACAACATGATGAAACTGGAACAGCAGCAATGAACAGTTCTAGATTTGATTTTGTCGGAACGAGTGGAAGCACTCTTTCTGGACAATCAACTTCAGAAATTGACACATCTACTGAAAGTACATCAGATGGTGGTTTCAAACAAATCGGTATATCAAAAGATCCGGAAAATAGTGATACAGGTTCAGCAAATGCGAATGCATATGTTGTATTCAACACAGGTGAGCATGTATTTAAATTAATAACAGGCGTATAATAGAATAGGAGATTAAATTATGGCTATATCACGATCACAACTAGTTAAAGAACTAGAGCCAGGTTTGAATGCACTATTCGGCCTGGAATACCAAAACTATGCAGACGAGCATACTCAGATTTTCGATATCGAAAATTCTGATAGAGCTTTTGAAGAAGAAGTGATGTTATCTGGTTTCGCAAATGCTTCAGTTAAACCTGAAGGATCAAGTGTAAACTTTGATACAGCACAAGAAACTTTCACTGCTAGATACACACACGAGACACTTGCTTTAGCATTCTCAATTACTGAAGAAGCGATTGAGGATAACTTGTATGATAGACTTGCGTCTAGATATACAAAAGCATTAGCTAGATCTATGGCTAATTCTAAGCAAGTCAAAGCGGCTAACGTATTAAACAATGCGTTTAGTTCGTCTTTCACAGGTGGAGATGGTAAGGAGCTTTGCGCTACTGACCACCCAATTGTTGCTGGAACATTCAGAAATGAATTGTCAACTGCAGCTGACTTAAACGAAACTTCGTTAGAGCAGTCGTTAATTGACATCGCAGCACTCACTGATGAAAGAGGTCTAAAAATTGCAGCTAAAGGAGTTAAAATGATAATTCCTTCTGCTCTGCAATTTACTGCTGAAAGACTTATGAAGTCTCAAGGTAGAACAGCTACTGCAGATAATGATATTAACGCAGTTGGCAGCATGGGTATGATTCCACAGGGATACACTGTGAACCACTACCTAACTGACACAGATGCGTTTTTCATTAAGACTGATGTTCCTAATGGACTAAAAATGTTCGTTAGAGCACCAATCAAAACTGCAATGGAAGGTGACTTTGAAACTGGAAACGTAAGATACAAAGCTAGAGAGAGATATTCATTTGGATTCTCAGACCCTAGAGGTATCTTCGGATCACCAGGAGCAGCGTAATCTAAATAATTTTAAGGCGGGACACAATCCCGCCTTAATTTAATGATAGAAAGAAAGAATGCACCCTAAAAACTTCCTCGTAAAAATATATGCATATCAATATGCTACAGAATTTGTTATAGAAAGCCTTGATGGCCCATTAGATATAGAAAATTCTATCATTGACAAATTAGGAAAATCTGATATAAAATGGGAGTATCTTGGAGAAATGATGGATCCCAGGGTAAATAGAATAACCTATGAGGAGGTTATAAATGTTAGCACATCTGAACGACCTTTACACAAAAAAGAAGGGTCTGGATTTAGAGTGGGAGCAGGAGCATCTTAAAGAGGGTAGATATACTCTCAATATGGTTAAGATTGACAGAAAAGTCAGAGAAGTAATTAGCCATATAAAACTTGCAGAAGCAAAAAAAGCTCATCTGCAAAATAAGATTGAAGACGCTGCCGCTGAAGTTTCTGTAGCTACTTAGTAAAAAAGCTACATCGTTGGAAAAATCCAATCCACATTACAGGCTCTCTTGCGCTCTATTAAAAAGTATTATATAAAAGACGCACTATACAAAAATAAAAAACATTAAATGTAGACGCGTATAGTCGACATCCCTAGGGACTACATTTAAAATATCTAGGAGGATATTATGGCTAATACAACGTTTAATGGTCCGGTTAGAGCAGAAGGTGGTTTTAAACAAATCTCTAAAGACTCTTCTACTGGTGCTATTACAGATCAACTAACTGTTGATTCAAGTGGTAACCTAGCTCAAACAGCTGGTGTTAACAACTTAATAACTGATGTAGAAAACATTACTGCAGCTACTAAAACTTTAACAGCAGCAGATACTGGAACTACATATTTATTAAACAGAGCTGGTGGTATTACAATAACTTTACCAACTGCAGCTTCTGGTTTAAAATATAAATTTATCATTGGTACAACTTTTACAGGTACTCTTTCAATTGATGGAGCATCTGCTAATGATATCTTTACAGCTGCATCTACAATTATTATTTCTGATAAAGATGCACCTGGAACAGTTAGCTTAAAACAATTTCACGCTGATGGATCTGATGATGACAAGATGACTATGGACGCTGATACAAAAGGAAGATTTGTAGGTGGCGAAATAGATTGTTTAGGTATCGCAACAGGTGGTCAAGGCAGTGCAACAGCAGTATGGCAAATGAATGGTTTTACTTTCGGAGACGGAACTTTAGCTACACCATTTGCATAATAACAACTTATGATGGGGCTTCGGCCCCATCTAGTAATCTTAATTAAGGAGGGATTATGGCAGATACGGTAGAAGGACCAACTATCTTACAACAAAATGATAAGAGAGTGGTTATTAAAATAGTAAATCAATCAGACGGAACAGGTGGAACAACTATATTTGCAGATGTTTCTGCACTTGCAGCTAACGCAGCAGGTGAAACTTGCACACATGTAACACTACAAAGAGTGTGGTGGTCGTGTTCAAATGGAGATGGTCATGATTCTTTTGCTCGTTTAGATTATGAAGATTCAGATGGAGATATTCCAATTATAACTTTAGTGGACTCAGGATACTGGGACTTCAGAGAGTTTGGTGGGGTGCCAGCTAATACATCTTCAAATAGTAATCAATACGATGTAAACTTTGTTGTACCGGGTGCAGCTGATGATGGAAATACTTACACGGTTGTAGCAGAATTTATAAAAAATTATTAGGAGTAACGAATGGCCAATACAACTTCCGGCACAGTTACTTTTGACAAAAGCTTTGCAGTTGATGAAATTATTGCAGAGGCATACGAACGTATAGGTTCTCAAGTAACTTCTGGATACCAATTAAAATCAGCAAGAAGATCTCTTAACATTCTTTTTCAAGAATGGGGTAACAGAGGTTTACATTACTGGGAGATAGGAGATACAAATATTGATCTTATTGAAGGTCAAGCAGAGTATACTTTTTTTAGATCAAGCGGTGATGGAACATCATCAGTTACAGTTGGTGGCACAAGTGGAACAAGTACGTATGGTGTTGCGGATGTATTGGAAGCAACTTTTAGACAGAATAGAACTCAAACAACTCAGTCTGATTCTGCGATGACAAAGATAGATAGATCAACTTATTCTAGTTTATCTGCTAAATTATCTAAAGGAACTCCATCTCAATATTTTGTTCAAAGATTTGTTGATAAAACAACGGTTACTGTTTATCCATGTCCAGATTCAACAGCGGCATCAAAAGATATGCACATATTTTTTGTAAAAAGAATACAAGACGCAGACTCAACTTATACAGATGCTACAGACGTTCCATATAGATTTGTACCTTGCATGGTTTCAGGTTTATCATTTTATTTAGCACAAAAATATGCACCAGAAAGAGTTCAAGCTGCAAAACTATATTACGAAGATGAATTAGCAAGAGCGTTAGCTGAAGATGGATCTTCTTCTAGCACATACATAACACCTAAAACTTATTACCCAGGAACATAATGGCATTAGCAAAAGGAAAATACGCAAAAGCAATATCAGATAGAAGTGGAATGGAATTTCCATATAGAGAGATGGTAAAAGAATGGAATGGTCACTTTGTTCATAAATCTGAATACGAAGCAAAACATCCACAATTAGAACTAGAAGGAAGATCAGGAGATGCTCAAGGATTAAGAGATGTAAGACCTGCAAGAACTGAAAATGAGGTTGCTGCTATGTTAGGCAATAATCCTTTTTCTATTACTGCTAGTTCTCAAACAATTACAGTTACAGAAATAAATCATGGAAGGACTACAGGTGATACTGTAAGATTTAGAAATGTTCAAGGTAGCCCTGGTAATGTCCCTTTTTCTACCTATGAAAATTCATCAGGATTTAGTATAACAGTTACAACAACAGATAAATACACTTTTAGTTTAGGGGCAACTCCAAGTGTAACAGAAGAAGGAGGAGGACCAACTGTGTTTGCAGGACCAGTTAGTTTATCAGCATAATGGCAGGATTAAGTGCATCAGGATTAAAAACACAAATAAGAAGCTACACAGAAGTTAGCTCTACAGTGCTATCAGATAGCGTTTTAGAAAACATTATCTTAAATGCACAATATAGAATATTTAGAGATGTGCCCATTGACGCTGATAGAAAAACATCTACAGGTAATTTTACATCTGGAACAGGCACTGTAACTGTACCAGCAGGAGCTGTGTTTGTTAGAGCAGTTCAGGTCTATACTGCAACTGGATCTACTTACACTGGCGCTAATACTTATTTAGAAAAAAGAGATTTAACATTTTTAGAAGAATATATTTCAGCAACCACATCTACTGGAACACCAAAATACTACGCTATGTTAGATACAGGAGCAACTGGAGAGAGTTCATCCAACTCTGGATCTATAATTGTTTCACCAACACCAGGTAGCACGTTTGCATACAAAATTCATTACAACGCAGCGCCAGCGCTATTAGAAAATGATGATACTAATTATATTAGTATGAATTTTCCAAATGGTCTGCTATATTGTTGCCTAGCAGAAACCTATGGTTTCTTAAAAGGCCCAGCGGATATGCTGCAATTATACGAACAAAAATACCAACAAGAGGTACAAAAATTTGGAGGAGAACAAATAGGTAGAAGAAGACGAGATGATTACACAGATGGAACAGTAAGAATTCAAGTGCCTTCTAGAACACCTTAAGGATTAAATTATGGCATCAACATTTTCAGATCTTGGTATAGAACTAATGGCAACCGGCGAAAATGCCGGTACATGGGGAACAAAAACTAATACTAACTTACAAATTGTAGAAAAAGCAATTGCTGGTTATGTAGAACAAGCAGTAACTAGTGGTGGCACAACAGCGTTAAGTATTACAGATGGAGATACAACAGAATCTACATCAGTAGCACGTCATGCCGTTATAAAATTAACAGGCACAATATCTGGTAACTCTATTGTAACTGTGCCAGATTCTATAGAAAAAGTTTATATTGTAACTAATGGTACATCTGGTGCATACACTGTTCAATTTAAAACAGCATCAGGAACAGGTATAACTTTTGGTGTATCAGAAAAAACCACAAGACTTGTTTATTCAGATGGAACTAATATTGTTGATGCAGGGTTTAGCGGTGCATCTGACATGGAAGGAAGAGAATTAGTTTTAGATGCTGATGGTGATACAAGTATTACGGCAGATACAGATGATCAAATAGATATTAAAATTGCTGGTGCAGATGATTTTCAATTTACAGCAAATACTTTTACAGCGCAATCTGGAAGTAGTATTGTTGTACCAGAAAGTGGTCTTACTTTTGGAAGCACAGCCATAACATCAACTGCAGCAGAACTTAATTTATTAGACGGAGTATCAGGATTAGTACAAGCAGATTTTACTAAACTTGCAGCTGTAGATTCTACGGCAGCAGAATTAAATATAGTTGATGGTGGAACCTCAGCTACATCAACAACAGTTGCAGATGCAGACAGAGTTGTGTTAAACGATAATGGTACAATGGTACAAGTTGCAGTTACAGATTTAGCTGCGTACTTTGACGATGAAATTACAGCAATGCCTAATCTTGTTACAACTGCTGCAACGACAGTAGGTGCATTAGACTCAGGGTCAATTACTTCAGGATTTGGAACAATTGATACAGGATCATCTACAATTACAACAACAGGATTAATTAGTGGTGGGTCATTAGATATAGATAATGTTTTAATTAATGGAACTACAATTGGTCATACTGATGATACAGATTTATTAACAGTTGCTAATGGTTTATTAACAGTTGCTGGTGAAATATCAGTAACAACATTAGATATTGGTGGAACTAACGTAACATCAACTGCAGCAGAATTAAACATACTTGACGGAGTTACATCTACTGCAACAGAAATTAATATAATAGATGGTGATACTAGTGCATCATCAGTCACGGTTATAGATGCAGACAGAGTTGTATTAAATGATGGTGGCACAATGAAACAAGTTGCAGTAACTGATTTATCTGCATACTTTGATGATGAAATTACAGCGATGCCAAACTTAGTAACTACAGGTGCATTAAATAGTGGTTCTATCTCTAGTGGCTTCGGTAACATAGATGTAGGTTCTAGTAATTTAACTGCAACAGGAACTATATCTTTAGGCGCAGCATCTTTTAATGACAATGCAATAACTAATGTAGGTGACATAGCACTTGATTCAATTAGTGCAGATGCAACAGATATTAATATAGCAGTATCTGATAATTCAGGAACTGCACTTACAATTAAACAAGGATCAGATGCTTATTTGATTGTTGACACGGCAAATAGTAGTGAATCTGTATCCATAGGTACAGGCATATCAGGCACTGCTATAACTCTGGGTCACAGCACATCTGAAGTAACTGTAGCAGACAATTTAACTGTTACAGGTGATCTTACAGTATCAGGCACAACAACTACAGTAAACTCAACTACCGTTAATTTAAATGATCACAACATTGTATTAGATAGTGGTAACAGTACATCTGCTGTTGTTAATGGAGGAGGTATTACTCTTGAAGGTGGTTCAGGTGATGATGCTACATTTACTTATAATACCACAGGCCCTAAATTTGAATTAAAACTTGGTTCATCACACGAAGATTTACAAATTGATCAACTTATCGCAGCCTCTCTTGATATATCAGGAGATGTTGATGTAGATGGAACTTTAGAAGCCGATGCTATTACTGTAAACGGAACAACTTTAGCTGAAACAATTTCTGATACAACTGGGGCTATGTTCAGTTCTAATACTGAAACAGGTGTTACAGCTACGTATCAGGATGGAGACAACACAATTGATTTAGCGATTAATGCAGCTCAAACTACAATTACATCTTTACTTGCAACAGATATTAAAATTGGTGAAGATGATCAAACTAAAATAGATTTTGAAACAGCTGATGAAATACATTTTTATGCAGCTAACGTAGAACAGGTTTACTTAGGTGATAATATTTTTGGGCCACAATCAGACAGTGATGTTGATTTAGGTTCTTCAAGTGTTAGATGGAAAGATGCTTATGTAGACACAGTTACGTCAACAAGTACAATTACAACTGGTGCAGGAGTTGTTATAGCTGACGCAGGTAATATTGGATCGGCAAGTGACACAGATGCTATAGCAATAGCATCAAACGGTGTTGTAACATTTTCACAAACACCTGTGCTTTCTGGTGCAAGTATAAGTGCAGGGACGACTCCTTTAACAGCATTAGATATAGATGGAGGCACAGATATAGGAGAAGCTATCGTAGATGCTGATTTATTTATAGTAGATAATGGAGCAGGTGGAACTAATAGAAAAGTGGCTGCTTCTAGAATAGTAACATATATTGATGCAAATTCAAGCGCTGCATCGGTTGGAAAAGCTATTGCAATGGCAATCGTATTCGGATAAAAAGGAGATAATATGGCAACACCAAATATAGTAAACGTAGCAACTATTAATGCTAAAAACGCAACCGCCTTACTAGATGGCACATCTAGAACAGAAGCAATTGATGTTCCAGATAATAAAGTTGCAAAAATAAATACAATTCTCGTGGCAAACGTGGATGGTACAAATGCTGCTGATATAACAATTGAAGTTAGTGTAGACAATGGATCTAACTATGTCAAACTTGCTAATACAATATCGGTACCAGCAGATGCAACCTTAAGTTTTTTAGAGAATCCTATTTATTTAGATGAAACAGATTTGTTATATTTTACAGCTTCAGCTGCAAATGATCTAACTTATTTTGTATCTTATGAAGAACTAGACGACGCTTAGGAGGGTTAAATTATGGCGGGCAGAAATGGCGGTATAATTGGACCTGTAAATATTACATCAAATGGTGAGAATAAAGTATCCACTTTTACGTCAAATGGAAATGTTTGTATTCAAGCAAACACTAGAGTTGTTCGTGTTAAAATTTTAGCAGGAGGATCTGGTGGTAATGCAGGAAATGTTTCTAATGGTGGCGGCGGAGGCGGAGCTGGTGGTTTAATATGTCAAGAAGTCATTGTATGTGGTTCTAAACAATACGCTATGGTTGTTGGCGCTGGGGGTTCTGGTGGTACTCACCCAACAAGTCCAGGGACTGGACCAGGTGCTTATGGAGCAGCAGGATCTAATTCAACAGGTTTTTGTTTAACAGCAACTGGAGCACCAACTCACTCTACTCAAGCACCTAATGTAAGAGCAGCAGGTCCATCAGGTGCACCTCAATCAAATGCTGGAGGTAACTCTGGATCATCAAGAGGTGGAGGCGGCGGTGGTGGCGTTGGAGCAGTTGGCGGATGTTCTCCAGGAAATAGTGTTGGTGGTGCTGGTGGTGCTGGTACTACAAGTCCAGTTGATTCTACTTTACATGGTGGTGGAGGTGGTGGCGGTGGCTGGGAAGCTAGTTCTGGTCAAGGCGCTGGAGCTGGAGGTCCAGGCGGTGGTGGCGCTGGAGGAACAGGAACAAATAATTCAGGATCAAATGCATGTACTAACACTGGTGGTGGTGGTGGAGGTGGAGCTGGAGATTGTGGAGTTAGTAATACTGTATCAGGTGGTGGTAATGGTGGATCTGGTAGAGTTGTCGTAAAAGAATTAAGAAAAGCATCCGGTGTTTGGAATCTTCATGATCACTTTGATAGCATAAGTCAAAACACTTGGGTTCCAGCAAATGTATCAATAGATTATTTAGTAGTCGCTGGTGGCGGTGGCGGTGGTGGTGGTGCAGCCGGTAATAGAGCTGGCGGTGGTGGTGGAGCTGGTGGATATAGAGCATCTGGATATGGACCTTCTCCACTACAAGGTTCTGCTTTAGCTTCAATTTTAGGAGATCACACAGTAACAGTTGGTGCTGGTGGTGCAGGAAACACATCAGGTAGTAATGATGGAAGTGACTCAACTTTTTTAACAATAACTTCAACAGGTGGTGGTCGAGGAGGACAAAATGGTGGATCTGGTGGTGGAGCATTTTTTACTAACGAATCATGTGCCTCTTCAGGTAACACTCCTCCCACAGACCCACCTCAAGGTAATAATGGTGGATTAGGATTTAATGAAGCTGCAATTCCAGGTGGATTTGGTGGTGGTGGTGGCGGAGGTGCTACTGCTGTTGGTGCAAATGCTTCTCCAAGTGCAGCAGGAAATGGTGGTGCAGGAGCACCTAATGCAATTTTAGGACCCTCTACTACTTATGCTGGTGGTGGAGGTGGAGCTGGTCAAGGAGAAGGAAAAGCTTATTCTGCTGGATCTGGAGGATCTGGTGGAGGTGGAGGCGGCGGTAATTCTACAGGCGCACCTTCAGTAGATGCTGGATGTAATGCTACAGCTAATACTGGTGGTGGAGGTGGTGGAGCTGCTACTGATAATGGACCTGGTGGAAGTGCCAATGCTGGAAGTGGTGGTTCAGGAATTGTAATTGTTAGAGTTCCTAGTGGATTTACTTTAGCTGGAAGCCCTAGTTGCGCAAGAACATTATCAACACATCCAGGTGGTGATAAAATAGCTAAATTTACAGCATCAGGGACATTGACAATTGGACATGCGTAAAATATAAATTAATTTTAAGGAGAAAATAATATGGCACATTTTGCAGAATTAGAATCAAAAACAGATCCAACGGGTTTTACATCCGATACACATCTTGTTGTAAAAAGAGTAGTAGTTGTAGGAAATGATATACCAGCTAATGGTGGAACATTAGGAGATAATGATATGCATGTTGATGGTGAAACGTGGTGTGTAAATTTTTTTGGTGGTGGCATATGGAAACAAACTTCTTACAATGATAATTTTAGAAAAAAATATGCAGGTATAGGACATGTATACAACGAATCAAAAAATAAATTTTTAACACCTCAACCTTATGCTTCATGGTCACTTGATTCAAGTGACGATTGGCAAGCACCAATAACTTATCCATCAGTAGTTGATGATGGCGAAGATACACCTTCATGGTTTTATGAAATTAAATGGAATGAAACTAAATATAACGCTGACAACAATAAAGGTTGGGAAGCAACTAAATCAAACGATAACGCGGAAAATCCAACAGTTTACGATTGGAACGGATCAGCTTGGGTATCCGGATAGGAGACTCAAATGGCTAGACAAAACGGCGGATTAATTGGCAAAAGAAATATAACTTCTTTTGGAAAAAATACTCAAACTGTTCATACATCATCTGGAACAAAAACTTTTCAACCAGCTACAAGAAGTATTAAAACTTTAATAGTCGCTGGCGGTGCATCTGGTGGAAGTGACCAAGGTGGCGGTGGAGGCGCAGGTGGTTTAAGAATTATAAATTCTATTGATTTATCTACAAACTCAGCACCTATTACAATTGGTGCAGGAGGAACAGCAAAAGCATCTGGAAATAATTCAAGTGTTGGAGGTCTATGTGGTACAGTTTTATCAACTGGTGGAGGAGCACAAGGAACACCAGGTGGATCTGGTGGTGGAGCTTATGGAAATCCAGGTCCAGGTAAGGGTTGTGGTAATGCAGGTGGTTTTTCACCACCAGAAGGTAATAACGGTGGTACAGGTTCTATTATTGTAGGATGTAGTCAAGCATCTGGAGGTGGAGGGGGCTCTGGTGCTGTAGGTGGTAACTCTGGTGGAACAAGTAATGCAAAAAGTGGTGGAGCAGGTGGTGCTGGCACAGATACTAGTCCACATTTTCCAGGTGCACCTAATTGCGGTGTTTACGCTGGAGGAGGTGGAGGTGGCGCTGGTGGACCAGGAACTTCTGGAGGAGCTGCAGGTCCTGGAGGAGGTTCTGCAGGAACAATAAATTCTAACGCAGGTAATAACGCTACTGCAAATACAGGAGGTGGCGCTGGTGGTTCAGGAAACCCCCCTGCACCTTCAGCGGGTAACGGTGGTTCAGGAATAGTTATTACAAGAGAATTAAATAAAGCAAGTGGTGCATGGAATTTAAAAACACATTATTCAAAATTAAGGGAAGAAGTTGTAACATGGCCTAAAAGATTAGTAGCAGTAGATTATTTAGTAGTAGCTGGTGGTGGAGCAGGAGCATCAAGTCCAGGAGTTGTTGGTGGAGGTGGTGCAGGAGGTTATCGTGCATCAGGATATGGTCCAAGTCCATTACAAGGGTCAGAATTAGAATTAAGTTTAGGAAGTTATTCAATTACAATTGGAGGTGGTGGAGCATCTTCTGCACAAGGAGGATGCACTGGTGCTAACAGAGGAAATAATTCAATTTTTTCAACCATAACATCTACAGGTGGTGGAGGTGGTGCAGGTGGTGCTAATCCAGGTTGTCAAGGTATTTTTCCAACAATGCCAGGGGGTTCTGGTGGTGGAGGATCAAATGGAGCTCCAGGACCAAATGGAGGATTAGGAAATACACCTCCTGTTGATCCACCCCAAGGTAATGCTGGAGGTAATGGTGGAGGACCAAGTCCTAATGGAGCTGGTGGTGGAGGTGGTGCTACTGCATCAGGCACACCTGCTAATCCAAGTTCATGTGGATCAGGAAATGGTGGTGCAGGAGCACCTAATTTAATTTTAGGCCCCGATACTTCATACGCTGGTGGTGGCGGTGGAGGAGGATTTAGAAGCCCAGGACCAAATGGTTCAGGAGGAGCTGGTGGTGGAGGTGCTGGAGGTAATCCAGGACCAAGTCCGTCTTCAGGTGGAACAGCAGGAGTATCAGGAACTGCCAACACTGGAGGTGGCGGTGGTGGAGGATCTGGATCAGGTCCAAACGATGGTGGAGCAGGTGGTTCAGGAATTGTTGTTGTAAGAGTTCCAAGTAGTTTTACTTTAGCAGGAACACCATGTGCAGCCTTTTGTGGTTCTACACATCCAGGCGGTGATAAAATAGGTAAGTTTACTGCGTCTGGAACGTTGACAATAGGTGGATAGTAAGTATATTACAGTTATTGTGGTAAAAGAAAGAACATGAATCTTACAAACTATTATTATTACTTTCAATCAGCAATACCAGAACGTATCTGTAATGATATTGTTCGTTATGGAAAACAACTACAAGATCAAATGGCAGTAACTGGTGGATATGGACATAAAAAATTAAATGAAAAACAAACAAAAGATTTAAAGAAAAAAAGAAATTCTGATATTGTTTGGATGAATGACAGATGGATTTATAAAGAAATACATCCATACATTCACCAAGCTAATAAAGATGCAGGTTGGAATTTTCAATGGGATTTTAGTGAGTCTTGTCAGTTTACAAAATATACTAAAGGTCAATTTTACGATTGGCATTGTGATGGTTGGGATCAACCTTATAATAGACCTAATACTGATTCACATGGTAAAATTAGAAAACTGTCTGTAACAGTTACATTATCTAACCCTAAAGATTATAAAGGTGGTGAGTTAGAGTTTGATTTTAGAAATATGGACCCTGATAAAAAACCCAATATTAAAAAATGTACAGAAATTTTGCCGAAAGGATCTCTAGTTGTATTTCCTGGTTTTGTATGGCATAGAGTATGTCCAGTTAAAAAAGGTGAAAGAAATAGCTTAGTTATTTGGAATTTAGGGTGGCCATATAAATAATATGAAAAATAAAAAAATAAAAAAAGAATTAATGTTTCCAAAACAATTAGCAAGAGAAGACTTATTTAAATGTCCTATATGGTTTGGAGATGAGCCTGGATTTGTTAATGAATTAAATAAAGCATCTGATTCTTACATAGAAGAGTCTAAAAAAAATTTAAAAAAATCTATAAATGAACGTAACAAAAAACTAGGTAATAAAGGAGATATGGGTCATGTGTTTCATTCAACATCGTTAATAGGAGATCCTAAATTTAAAAAATTACAAGATTATGTAGGAGCCACAGCTCATAATTTATTAGTTGAAATGGGTTTTGATATGACTAATTATCAGTTATTTATTACTGAAATGTGGGTGCAAGAGTTTGCTAAAAAAGGTGGTGGACATCATACATTACATACACATTGGAATGGTCACATATCTGGTTTTTATTTTTTAAAAGCAAGTGATAAAACATCCATACCATTATTTGAAGATCCAAGACCTGGTAATGTAATGAATCTTTTACCAGAAATAGATAAGACAAAAATTACATATGCAAGTTCACAAATTAATTATAAAGTTCATCCAGGAAGAACAATGTTTTTTCCGTCTTATTTACCGCATCAATATGCAGTAGACATGGGTTACGAACCATTTAGGTTTATACATTGGAACTGTCAGGCAATATTAAAGAGTGTAGTAAATGCAAAATAAAGATATGAAAAAAGCTTTTATTAAAACTATACTAGAATCTAGTCCATTAAAAAATAAACCAAATTTTATAGATAATTTTTTAAAATCTAAAATGCAATTGAGAGGTAAAAATGTCATCAAAAAAATCGGCGTTTCAAAAAAATAAATACTCTGTTTTAAAAAATGCAATCTCACCTGAACTTGCAGAGTTTGTTTATAAATACTTTTTAAATAAAAGAAATGTAGCAAGATTTTTATTTGATCAAAAATACATTTCACCTTTTACAGAATACTTTGGTATATGGAACGACGAACAAGTGCCAAATACTTATTCGCATTATTCTGATATTGCCATGGAAACTTTATTAAAAGAAGTAAAACCAGTTATGGAAAAACACACTGGTATTAAATTAAGTCCTACATATTCTTATGCAAGAATATATAAAGAAGGTGATGTATTAGCTAGACATAAAGATAGATATTCTTGTGAAATATCTACTACATTAAATTTAGGTGGTGATTCGTGGCCTATATATTTAGATCCAACAGGTAAACAAGGACAAGCTGGTATTAAAGTAGATCTTAAACCAGGTGATATGTTAATCTATTCTGGTTGTGATCTAGAACATTGGAGAGAAGAATTTAAAGGTAAAGATTGTGGTCAAGTATTTTTACATTATAATAAAGCTAGTTCTAAAACGGCTAAAGAAAATCTATATGATAAAAGACCTTTTTTAGGGTTGCCTGCTTGGTATAAAGGCTTTAAATTACCTAAATAATATTGTATATAATAATTTGGCGGGAGATTCCACCACATCATCTCCTGCCTAATTATTAAGGATTTTATATGTTACAAAAAGTAAAATTTGCACCTGGATTCAATAAACAAGTTACATCAACCGGTGGTGAAAGCCAATGGGTTAATGGTGATAACGTACGTTTTAGATACGGCTCACCTGAAAAAATAGGTGGTTGGGCACAATTAGGTTCTGTTGAAATGACAGGACGTAATACAGCTATTCATCACTTTGTTAATACATCAGGTATCAAGTATGCAGCGCTTGGCGGTAGTAGTATTTTATATGCATACTCTGGAGGTATCTTTTATGATATTCACCCTATCAAATCTACAACAACTTTAACAAGTGCATTTTCTACAACTAACGGATCTGCAGCTGTAACTTTAACTTTTTCTTCCGCACACAATATGAATAAAGGTGATATTATATTATTAGATAATTTTACATCTATAACAAATTCTAATTTTGCATCTGGAGATTTTACAGATATAAAATTTATGGTAACATCAATACCTACTGATACTACTTTAACTATAACCATGGGATCTAATGAGTCTGGATCAGGAGCTTCTACATCTGGTGGTATTAGAGTTAGACATTATTATCCAGTTGGACCTGCAGTAGAGACTGCAACAACAGGTTGGGGCCTTGGATCATGGGGTGGTGTACAACAAGGACAATTTACTTCGACGCTATCATCAGGAATAAATGCATCAGTTACATCTTTAACTATGGCAAGTTCCAGTTCTTTTCCATCATCAGGAACTGTACAGATAGGAACAGAGCTAATTACATATACAGGAAATAGTGGCGGAACATTATCAGGATTAACAAGAGGTGCCGTTGGTACCACAGCAGCAATACATTCTAGTGGTGCAACAGTAACAGATGCATCAAACTTCTTTTCATGGAATGCTGCAGCATCAGGAGATATTGTAACAGCTCCTGGACTTTGGTCACTAGATAACTTTGGTAATAAACTTATTGCAACGATAAATGGCGGTGAAAGTTTTGAGTGGGATTCAAACCCTACAGGTGCAAACAACACAAGAGCAACAATTATATCTGGTGCACCCACTGCATCTGCATTTAGTTTAGTTTCAACTCCAGACAGACACTTAATATTTTTTGGTACAGAAACAACGGTTGGAACATCATCTACACAAGATCCCATGTTTATAAGATTTTCTTCACAAGAGGATATAGCAACATATACACCAAGTGCTACGAACACTGCAGGTACACAAAGACTTGCAGATGGATCTAAAATTGTTGGGGCTATTAGAGGTAGGGATGCGATTTACATTTGGACAGATACTGCATTATTTATTATGCGTTTTGTTGGTCCACCTTTTACTTTCTCGTTTCAACAGGTTGGTACAAACTGTGGATTGATTGGACAGAACGCAGCTGTTGAGGTTGATGGTACAGCTTACTGGATGTCAGAAAATGGTTTCTTTAGATACACTGGTAAACTAGAATCGTTACCATGTTTAGTTGAGGATCATGTGTTTGATGATATCAATACAATTCCAAAACAACATATCAACGCAGGTCTTAATAACTTGTTTGGTGAAGTTATGTGGTTTTATCCAAACTCTGGATCAGCAACAGTTAATAGAATGGTTGCATATAATTATCTAGATTCAAGTCCCGAGCGACCAGTATGGACCACGGGAACATTAGCAAGAACTGCATGGCAAGACTCTGCTGTATTTGGTAAACCACACGCAACAGAATATGATACAAGTTCTAACGGTACATCAGGTTCTTCAACATTTGTACAAGGTAATGTTGATGGTGTTAGTTATTATTATGAACATGAAAAAGGACTGGATCAAATAAGAGAAGGTGCTACCACATCTATAACTGCAAGTATTGAATCTGGAGATTTTGATATAGGTTCACAGGGGTTAGCAGGGGACGGTGAGTTTATGATGAAAATAAGAAGAGTGATACCAGACTTTCTTGCACAAACAGGA